GCGCCCATTCCGGCGCGTCTTTGTACGTCGCTTGGGCTTGGGCCTGTTGGTCGGTCTTGGTGGCCGTTGCCAGCAATTGATCGAGGAGTTCGGGGTTGTTGGCGGTCAGCGTTTTGAGCGCCGCCAGTTTGTCATCCTGCATAGGGGTGGTGTCCTTTGTGATAAAGGTCGTATACGGATTGCTGGCGCGTCCTGGTGGACACGGCGAGCGCTCGAAGAGAAAGCCAGCGCGATACACGCGATCAATCGGCTCGCTTGGCGGGTGCAAGAACCCCGGCGACATCTGCCAATGCGCCGCCGCCATGCGCCGTCCTAACTCGGCAGCGGCTTTGCTGCGAAAGGTGCCGGATTCAATCAGCAATCGCCCTTCCGCCTCGGTCGCCTGAAAGTCGCAATCGCCTAAGTCAAAGCCAGGAACGTGCCAATAGCGCAACGTGCCGCGCTCGTTGGTCACATCGCCATGCGCCACAAAGCGGGCAATGGCCTCCCGGCTGATATATTCGTTGTCTTGATCCTTGTAGGCCGTGGTGGTAATCGCCAACCAACGATCTTGGTTGTTGGCGTCTTTGAATACCGCAAAGGATTGCCGGGCATCTTTGGCCACGCTTATCCGGCGCTGCCCAATTGGTTGATCGGCTTTCGGCTTGGGCTTGGCAATCAGGATTGGCGCATCTAGGTTCTTGATTGGCTTGGCAACGGGCTTGGCACCGTTGATCGCATCCACGGCAGCGCGGTAGTTGCCTTTGTTCATCGCCGCAACCGCTGCTTTGCCGCCCTTGCTCAATCGCGGCGGATCGCCTTCGGTTAGCCCCATCTTGGCAAACTCTGGCGCGGCCTGTGGATCGAGCGGCCTGCCATCCGCGAATGCCAGAAGCGCCGCGCTACCTCCTGGCGATAGCCCCTCATCGTTGTCAGCCATCTGCTTGCTGATTGCGCTACGGTTGGCGGTTTGCGTTTGTGAGGCCTGGGTGAGTTTGTCGGCCTTGGCTTTGTCGGCGGCATCCCGCTTGGCCTGCGCGGCTTGCTCTGGTGTGGGCTTCTCTTTCCCGCCACCACCTCCGCCGCCCTTTTTGGGCTTCTCTTCCTTGGCGGGCTTCTCGGCTTTGGGTGCATTGGCATCGGCTACGGCCTGATCAGCGCGTGCTTGGCGGGCTGCATTGGCTCTGGCTCTACGGGCTGCCGCAATCTGCATGCGGATCTTGTTGCGCGCCTTGCCGGGCTTGGCGGCTTCTAGTTGGGCATCTTCTTGGGCGCGCAGATCGGCTTCCGCTTTGGCAGCCGTCGCACGAGCGGTGGCACGGTCAGCGTTGCGCTTCTGGCGGTCGGTGGGTTGCGTCGGCGCGCTGGCATTCCCGGCGCTACTAAACTTACCATCACCACCTCGCGCCAAGTTGCCCACAATCGTTTGACCAGCACGAGCGGCGTAGTTTGCCTTTTTCAGTTTGATCCGCAGTGGGTGCATCAAGAATCACAAAACGCCCAGTCAACCCTTCCCGAAGGAAGGATCGACCGGGCGCATAAAGCGGCAGGCGCTATGTTGCTTTTATTCTACACGATCTGTCAATTGATTACTATGCGGCCGTGGCGTCCATCCGTAGCACTCTAGCAAGGCAGCGTCAATTGCCTTCACCACGGCAATCATCGTGCGTCGTAACAGGATTAAGGTTGCTTTGTTGAGCTTCATCCGCCACTCCGAACCCGCGCAATCTGGCGATCCATCTCATCGGGCAACATGGCTTGTGCAGCGGCTTGGGCCGTGTCCATATAGTGCATGGCCTTGGTGCCGGGATGGTTGACCCGCTTGACCGGATGGCCCGCCCCCGGCCAGAACAGCGCCCGCTTTTTGCGTGGGCGAATGACATGCGGCTTGGTGCCTTGATCTTGATAGAAGAACACATCATCATCAACTGTGATGGTCGTCGGGTTGCCCTTGGCGATCTTGAATGGCGGCTTGTGCTTCCAGCGCCGGGTACTGCTCTGGAGGAGTTGCAGCGCGGCGATACTGGCCACGCCAAGCGCGGTGTCGATGGCGCGCTGGTGTTTGCGGCTGCTGAGTCCGGCTTTGTCCGATGAACACAGGATCGGCGTCAGTTTAATCACGGTAGGGTCTCCACTGACTCGCACGGCTGTTGCAGGTTGGGCAATGTTCGGCGGTTCCCAACTCCCAATGATACCCATCATCACGCAGCGCCCAACTGCACTTGCACCAGGCCAAGCATTCACTACTGCCATCGGCGGGATGCGCCGGAAGCTGCACATTGGCCCAACGCTCCTTGCTGTAGGTTGCTCGTACTGGCCCCGCGTACAGATCGGCGCGTGCTTGGATCTGCGCGTCGGATAAGTTGCCAGATCGGATGTCACGTAAGAAGCCTTGCAGGTACGGGCGTTGGGCGGCAACGGCTGCATCGATCAACTTGCGCTCTTGTCGGCTCAGGTTGCGCGGCGTAATCAGTTTGCTGTCTACTTTCACGCCACTCCGATCTGCGATCCCGCCAATGGCTGCTGCTGTATGAGCGCGGGCAATCGTGCGCTCCATCTCTTTCGCCCATGCGAGCGGCGTGATCTGCCCTGCTATCAAGCGCTGAGTCAGTGCGCCCACGCTTTCACTCGCGATGGTTTGCAACTTGGCAACACTGGTGCTCACTCTTGTGCTTCCTGTGCCCACTTGATCGCGGCGTCCCACTCGCTATCAATCAGGCTTCTCGTAGTGGCTTTGGTTGCGGGGATTGGCGCTGCGATCTGCCGTGCTTGCTGTAACAGCCCTTGCGCCTCCTGTTCCGGTTCATCGCTGGGTTTCTCGTTATCACCGAGCGACCCACCCGGCGTGAGATCTTGCTGCACCATGGCGCGTGGAATGATGTTCTCATCAGCCATGATGTTCAGCATCTGGTTTCCATTCATTGCCCCGGCAGCCACCGCAGCGGCTAACGCATCGATCCGCATCTTGTCAGCCGTGGCTTTCTGTAATCGCTCTCTGGCGTCGTTGAGGTTCGTCCAACTAAATTGGGTTGATGGTGGTAGTACCCAACTATTCAGGTAGTGCATCATCGTTCTGCGCCATGCCGCCAGCCCGTAGCCCTCGGCCTCTTCCGCCAAGATAACCGATTGCGTGCCGGTTCCAATGCCTTGCCCGCTCAGTGGCTGGATATCCTGAACCGGCACGCCGATGGCATTGGCATAGCGCAGATAGGCGTCCTTGCGCTCTTGGTCAACATCAAAGCCATCGGGGATACTGGCCAGATCAATCGTCACCACTTCGGGCGAGACGCTCATGGCCCGCAACGGCACAATGATCGAGCCTTTGTAGACCACAAAGCCTTTGCGTGCCTGGGCTTCGTCGGCGGTGGCGTTGATGTCGTCTAACTGGTCGGTTGAGATACCGTTGACAAAGTGGATCGCTAAGGCGCGATTGCCGGTGATCTTTTCTGAAAAGTAGGTTTCGACGGCTGCCAACTTGAGGATCGTCGTCCAAGCGCGACTGGCCGCACACAGCCCCAGCCCATAGGCGGCACGGTGTGGGCTTGGTTGATCGGCCATGCAAATCACTTGGTCGTAGCGCATGGCGTGCATCTCGCCGGATAGATCGGTATACACCACCGGATATTGTGCGTTGCCCGTTCGGCGGCAGGCGGCGCTATCAAGATGCCACAAGGCGCGAACCCGACTCCACGGCGCTTTGCTCACCCGCTCCACTTCGATGAACGCCCCGTTGTCACACAACAGATAATCCTGGAGGTGGCGTTGTAGCCCAATCGTCCATGCGCCATCGAAGAAGAGCAGGGTACGTTGGGCGCGCTCAATCCGAAGATCGCTCTCCGAGGCATCGGTGACGGTGAACCCTAGCGCGGCCTGTTTCGTGGTAGCTTTGGCAATCGAGGCCGCCCACATGTCCTCAACATGGAGCGTACTGCGTAGCACGCTATCACGCAGGGGCGACCACCACGCAGGTAGGCCCTTCTTGGCTCCGCTCATCGTTGGGGCAAACATCGTGGGATCGAGGCTGAACCACAGCGGGCCGCCGTTGGTCGTTTTGGCCAGATCGGCCTTGGTGACGGAGCCGTTCCGTTTTGGGTCAAAGTCGCTCATAGTTGAAACTCCGTCATGAGGCGGTGACAGGCCATGCCAAGGGCAACGGTGGCATCAATCTTCTTGGCGTGCGTGCGTTTGACGATCCGTAATCGTCCATCGGTTTGTGCCTCGGCATTCGCGTTAGCAACGTGGGTGCGCAACATCAGATCGCCATCGTGGGCGAAGATACGGCTGATAATCAGATCGCGCAACATCTTGTCTGATTCCAGACGCGCCCCGGCCTGCTTGAACTCATCACACCAGACGCCTTGATTCCCGATCCGCTGCATCATCAAGCGCAATTGATAGCGATCATAGCAGAGTTGGTAGACGTTATGCGTTCTGCAAAACTCTAGAATATCGGCCTCAACTTGCATAAAGTCAATGCCGTGCGGCCCTGGCTCGTAAATCCGCACGTAGCGCGCTGCGATCCGCGCCTTGTCGCTGGGGTGCCGACTGACCGCAATCACGGCAAAGGTATCATCAACTTCCCCGGCATCGGCAGCGAGTACCAGCGGTTCACGGTTGCCGAGTGGCGGAAGATCTTCGCGGCACGCATCCCACAGCGCCATGCTTGGCAGAAACGCATTGGCCTCCGTGGCGGCGAATGCCTCCTCTGGCGTGGCGGGATACTCCTGTTTCATGAGACTGCTATCCACCGCATCAGCAGCAACGGCGGCGTACCAGGCGGCATCCCGATCTGGGCGCGCATGCCAGGGTAAGAAGCGGAACGTAAAGCGCCCGATGGATTGCAAAGCGCGTTGGACTAACTCGGCAAACAGGTTGCCCGCCCCATCGGCACTGCTCAGAATAATCAACTTGCCACCACCATCAATGGTTGGCTTGACTGCGGTGTAGATCTGGGCATCACGCGGGTTC